GACAGACGTGAGCAAGCCACACAGCCTCTTCGATAGCTGCGTTAATGTCGGTGAAAAGGGTCATGTTAGTTACCGAAGCGAGAGGCCCATTCTGCTGCGCGGGCTGACTCATCGCTGAATTGAACGTTGTGTCCGGCGCCGAATGCATGGATGAGCGTTATTAAATCCCTCATCTCACTGACGCGCATTTTGCTTGTTGACTGCCCCAGCACTACGAAGCCGCCATTGATTCCCGGGACCGTCTCCTGACCCTTCAGGCTGGCGCTGAAAATATTCTTCCAACTGTCAGAATCCAGTTTCTTGCCATACCAGACCACCTGTTGCGATACATCACGCAGGCAGGCCCAAAGCATGCGGTTTTGCGCAAGGCTGCGGGTGTCTTCCTGGATGATTATCTGTAGGGGGCGATCGGTATTAGCGGGGAGGTTCTGAATGGCTTCTATGCAGTTCTGGCGTATTCGGTTATCTCTGATGAGGTACGTCTGTTTCTCCATCTCTCCTCCGGTGCTTATCTGTTTCCGGGATCGGGGATTCACCTACTGGCGATGCTTCACATCGAATGCACCACTTATGCCACCAGGGCTGGTCTTCGCGGAACCTGTCTGCGGGCTTGGGTATCTGGCATCTGTCGCAGCGGTAAAGTCGGTGGCTATCCATCGCTCTGCTCCTGTTTGCTGCGGGCTAGACATGCACCCAGCGCCGTTACCCAAACCAGTTTGAAATTGGTTTCATCGAGGATTCCTCGATACCTGTCGTTGAACCAAGCGTCGAAATTACGCCGCTCCAGCTCATCGTTGCTTGTCATCAAGCACCCCTCGCTGCCAGTCCACCGAAAATAATAGAAATGGTCGCAGTTACCATAAACACCACGCCTTTTTTATCCTGCGTATCTGCATACCAATTCAGATAGAACATTCCGCCAAGTAAAAAACCGTATAAGAACGCCATCTCACTCTCCTTCCTGATGCTTGCCTGACGACTGCTCTTGCCTGTAGGTGTCGTCTTGTGGTTGCGGAACTTCAAGCATGGCCAGTAGCTCTTTACCATCCTGCACCCACTGGCCTGATATTCCTGCAAAGCGATAGGTGATGACATCGCACACTGCGCCAGGGTTGTGCTGATAAAGCTGCGTGAGGTATTCCGCAATATCTCCAGCGGGTCTCTTGATGTTTGGCACCTTCCCGTGCTTTCTCATGACGATGAATGTATCTTCTGTGTCATCACCCTTCTCTTGCTGCTCAAGCACTGGCAGGGCTATCTCTAAGGCTTGCAGCTTGTATTCGCCATTGATAGACAAGTAGCCTCTTTCCTTCAGCGCTCTGCATTCATCAAGCTGCTCTCTGCACTTCTCAGCTGTTAGCTTGTTCATCAGAAACCCCCTCTCTTCTGCGGCTTGGCTTCGCGCTCTGCGGCCTTAGCCTGATATGCCAGCTGGTCAGCGTCGTAGATGGCGCCGTTCTTCTGCTCTGCGTACAAAACGCCGGTTTTGCCGTGGCGGTTAAGTCGCAGCAGCAGTTCTGTTTCGTGCTGCGGATAGTTCTCGTCGTAGGCGCCTTCGCGATAGATACCCAGCCAGTAGTCGCAATCCTGCTCAATCTGGCCTGTGTCGCGTGAGTCGCTCGGAAGTGGTCGCTTGTTGGTTCGCTTCTCAAGGTCACGGTTAAGCTGCGTCAGAAGCACCACAACGCAACCAAGCTCTTTGGCGAGGTTCTTCAGGCCTTTCGTGATTAAGCCGAATGACAGGTCATTGCGGTCGGCTTTTTCGCCAGTCATCAGCGTCAGGTAGTCAACCATCACCATGCCGACGGCGCCCTTCTCACGCTTAATGCGGCGGGACTCTGCAACGATGTGCGCCAGCGTGATGCCCGGCGTATCGTCGATAAACAGGTTGCCAGACTGAACCAGCTCCATTGCGTGGCCGTTAGCCAGCGCGAAGTCAGTATCGTTATCGCTGCCGCGGTAGAAAATATCCGTATTCACGCCAGAGGCCTGACCTACCATGCGCTCGAAGATTTGCTTATCGGGCATTTCCAGAGAGAACAGAACAGCCGGTAGCTTCTCGCGCATCGCCGTGTTAATTGCCATCTGGCTGTAAAGCGTGGTTTTACCCATCTTCGGCCGGGCGCCGATGACGAACAGCGAGCCTTTGACCAGACCTTTGGGCTCAAGCATGGCGTCCAGCGAAGGGATGCCGGTAGACAGCCCACGATGTGCGCCAGTGTTATCGAAGCGACCTTCAACCTCACGCAGCCAGTCATCCATCACATCAATCAGCGCTCTTGCGCCGCGGCGGTTGCCTGTCTTGGCATAGTCGCTAATCTGGCTGGTCAGGGTGCTGACAGCTTCAAGCTTCTCAACCGCGTTCATGGTGCTGCGTGTGTAGAGCATTTCAGTTGCTTCGGTCAGTTTGCTGATTGCGTAGCGTTCCATTGCACAGTCACGAACTGCGGCGGCGTAGTGAACGATATTCGCTACTGATGGGACGCCCTTGCTGATTTCAGCCAGGTAAGCAAACCCACCTGTCTGCTCCAGCTGACCACGACGCCCCAGCTCATCGGATACGGTCAGGAGGTCTACCGGCTGATTGCGCTTCAGCAGGTCACGCACAGCTTCGAAGATGGCGCCGTGAGCCTTGTTGTAAAAACTTTCCGGCTTCAGCATCGCCAGCACCTTCTGGCTACGCTCTTCGCCGCCGTCCAGCATGATGCCGCCCAGTACAGCCTGCTCAGCGTCGGTGTTGTGTGGTGGGGTTTTGTAATCAGCGGTCATCCTTGTCTCCTTCTCGAACTTCCAGATAAAGCTTCTCAGACAGGAAGCTGTCGAACTTCATGCGACGCCATGTCTTGCCTGTGCGGTTATCAGGGCGGTCTTCCAGCATCCAGCGGCAGTTGGCGCTGATGTACTGGAGATACTCCCGAAAGCCCTGCATGGTGAGAGGCTGACCGTTGTCCATCTGGCGGGCGATTTTGTTGGCCTTCGTCCAGAACCGCTTAATCAGGTTGCGGCGCGTATCGTCCATCACCCTCCAGCCTCTGGCTTCCGGAAGTTCTTCTTTCAGGCATTGCCAGACTTCTTCGCAGGAAATCCGTTGCTTTGGTTCAGCCTGTTTTGCGGCGCCAGTTGCACACTCAATATCTTTAGATATTGAGTTATTATTTAATACTTCATTGTTTGTGGCACTTTGCTGGCACTCTGTTGGCACAACCTCACCTGAGAGCCTTACTGGCTGCGGGTTTTGGTTGGCACTCTGTTGGCACTCTGTTGGCACAAAATTTGGCTGATAATCGTCGTATTTTGTGACTGAAATCCGGGTGAATTTCCTGTTTGTAATGCGACTTATCATGCTCAGCTTTTCGAACTTATTGAGCAGGTATTTGATGCGATCACCAGTGATTCCTGTCTCAGCTGCCAGCGTGTTACGGCCAGTAATAAACTCGCCACGGTTAACCAGAATCTCTCCAAACTCTGTGTTAACTGGCGCCGGCGCATAGTTTGCTGACAGGATGATGTGAACCCACAGGTGAACAGCCTCAGAATCCGTTCTGTAGAAGGGAAGCTCCTTGATTTTACGGTGCAGCAAGGCATACCCCTTACCGCCATGATGCGGTGTCTCCTGGTTCTTTCTGGCCTCTCTCGCTTCAGCCAGACTTCTGACGTTACTCATTTGCCCTTCTCCTTCGCTTTATTCTCTTCAAACAGCTCCCGCAATTTCGGCCCGATAGCCGGATTGCACTTCATGAGAAAGTCGAGTCGGGCAAGGTTTTTGTGGTTCAGGTAGTTCCCTGAAATATGCTTTTGTGTCATAATTACCTCGTTGAAATTGCACATATTTCGATACTAGGCCTCGAAGCTGTTACCGCAGTTTTGAGGTTTTTCTTTTGTTAGCAATCTGGCTACCTGCTTTGCCAGTACTGCCAATTCATCGTCTTCCACGCCCCATTCCAGAACTGCCAGAAGCATGCTCATTTTCGGTATGAAGCTGTCTTTCCATCGCGTAATCTGCGACTCGTTTATACCCAGCTCAGACGCCACGTTACGCTGCCCCCTCATCGCTATGCGGTTGAGGATGTTGCTTGTAATTGCGTTTGCTTTCTTGCGGGTACTTGTAATGTCCATTACGTAGAATTCCTTACGTTAAGTAGTTGAAGAAAATGTGTGTTATTTAACGTGCACCATTGACAGTCATCCTTGACCACGCCGGGCACCCGACCATATACCGGGCCGTTCGGTTGAAGCTTGATTTACTACGCAGCCTTTTCTGGATGCGGGAAAAGATTTGGAAGGTCAGGCCTTATCTGGTGCGGCTTAATCTTTCCGTTGGTTGCCTGAACTAAAGAGGCAACATTTTCTGGCGCTACCTTTGCCTTGTTGTGCAGCCATTTCTGTACGGCTGCTTGGCTTACTCCGCACGCTTGGGCCAAACCCTTCTGCGTACCGACAATGGCAATGGCAGTTTTAATTACTTGGTTCATAAAACCACCTCCGTTGTAATACAGAAATAAATATATAACTATGGTTGTTATTTTGCAAACACTTTAGTTGTTTGACGGCGTATTACTACGGTTGTATTTTGCGCGGCATGAAAATGACACTTGCAGAACGACTAAAGCTGGCTATGCGCAACGCTAACGTGACTCAGGCATCTCTGGCTGAGCGGATCGGCGTGTCACAAGCAGCAATACAGAAGCTAACTTCAGGTAAAGCCAAGAGCTCTACGAAGCTAGTTGAGATAGCCAGAGCATTGGATGTAAGGCCCGAATGGCTTTCTGATGAGAATGGCGAGATGAAATCCTCTAACCGCGTGAGTGAAATACCGGGCAGCTATGATGTTGTGCCCGTCGATCCCTGGGATAGCACAACCCCTTTGCGCTCAGATGAAGTAGAGGTACCGTATTACAAGGATATTGAGCTGGCTGCCGGTGACGGTAGCTTTGCGGAAGAGGATAACAACGGGTTTATGCTTCGTTTCTCTAAGTCGACACTTCGCAAGGTTGGTGCTGATACCAGTGGCGAGGGGGTGATTTGCTTTCCTGCGTATGGCAATAGTATGGAGCCAATCATTCCAAGCGGAACCACTGTGGCAGTGGATTGTTTCAATAAAAAAATCATCGATGGCAAGCTGTACGCGATCAACCAGGACGGACTGAAGCGCATTAAGCAGTTGTACAGAAAGCCCGGCGGAATGGTTGTTATACGCAGCTTCAACCGAGATGAGTACGCCGATGAAGAAATCCCAGAGGAAAGAGTAGAGGTAATGGGACGAGTCTTCTGGTGGTCAGTTTTGGATGTATAAATCCTCCCTCTAAAGAACCCGCTTCGGCGGGTTTTTTATTGCCTGTAGAAAATAATTAAAACTTTTTTGCCTTACAAAACAACCACAAAACAACCATAAACAGCTTATTTACAACCACAGTTGTTGACATAATTACAACTATAGTTTTAAATGAACCCATGTCGAACGGCGCGACATTAAACCATGCGTCGGGAGCGCGGCGGGTTCAGGAAGAACGGCAATGCTGCTCACTAGCGAATTCATTTCAATGTTTTCTCTTGGAGAATATTGCAATGAGAAGTCGTTATCGAGACTACATGTACAAACGCGCAAAGGAACGCCTTTCATATTGCCCAGATACAGGATTGTTTCGTTGGCTAAGGGATAGCAAGAACGTGAAAGCTGGAGATGTGGCAGGAAGCCTAGATGCGGATGGATACGTAGTCATAAACGTAAATTGTCATCCACTAAAGGCTCATCGCCTTGCATGGTTTTGGGTTAATGGCTTTATCCCAAAAGAAACCATCGACCACATCAATCGGGTTAGAGATGACAACAGAATTGAAAATCTTCGTGAAGCGAGTCGCCTGGAGCAAAGACATAACGTTGGATTAAGCCAAAAGAACACTTCTGGTCACTCAGGAGTTTTTTGGTCGAAGAAAGCCGGTAAGTGGCAGGCTCAGATAAGCATAAAAGGAAAGAGGTTTCACGTTGGACTTTTCGACAGCATTGAGCAGGCGGTAGAAGCCAGAAAGTTAATGAAGGAAAAGCTAATGAAGATCAACGGCATATTCCAGTAAGCGAATATCGCAGCTGGCTATCGCAAATCTAAAGACATCGTAACGGCACGGGGGTGAGTATGTTAACAGTGGTCGGAAATGAAGAAATGAAGATGTCCAGTCTGGAAATTGCGGAGTTGTGCGAGAAGCGGCACGACAATGTAATGCGAGACATCACCAGCATGCTGACTGAGCTTGGGGTGGGCCTCCTCAGTTTTGAGGACACCTACATAAATAAACAAAATGGGCAGGAGTACAGATGTTTTAACCTTCCCAAAGACTTAACTCTGACCCTTGTTGCTGGTTACAACGTGCGGCTGAGACACGCAATTGTCACTCGCTGGCAGGAGCTTGAGCGCAGCAACAGTCTTCCCACTGATTATCTGTCGGCATTGAAGGCTCTCACTGCTGAGGTTGAGCAGCGTCAGGTGCTTCAGAACCAGCTGGCAATCGCCGCACCCAAGGCAGAATTCTATGACCGCTACGCTGACGCATCCGGCACCTTCGGTTTCCGTCAGGTGTGCAAGGCGCTTAACGAGAAAGAGCATCTGGTGCGCACGGTGCTGGTTGAAAAAAGCGTGATGTACCGGCTGGGCGGCCAGCTTACCCCTTATCAGAATCACATCGACGCCGGACGCTTTGTCGTCAAGACGGGTGAGGCAGATAACGGGCACGCCTTCACTCAGGCCCGGTTCACAACGAAGGGTGTCACGTACGTGGCTGGACTGGTTGCTGAATATAAATTATCGGCTGCCTGATGGTGGGTTTTTTATTGGCTATCGCAAATCTAAAGACATCGTAACTGCTCGTTAAGAGCGAAAGGAGAACAAGTGGCTAAGTATGCAATTTTCGAATTGTCCATGCCAAACCGGGGGTCATGGAATGGCGGGTGGTCAGGTGAGCGAGATAAGTATGTCAAAAGTCGCACTCTGCCATTGAAGGGTAATGAAAACGTTAAGGACGGCGCTTATCACTATTACAACTTTGGTGACGGCTGGGGCGCAGGAGTTTCAGTAAGGGTCGTCGATGGTGTTAAGGCTAAGAATGCAGCCATTAAGGGTAGCAAGGGGTTCTGTGGCTACGAATGGATGATAGACAGCATCCTCGAAAGAGGAAAAATAACCACAGAACAGGCTGCCTAACCCGCAGCCTTTTTTATTACCTGAATTCAGGCCAACACCATGGTTAGCAAAAGAGATTACGCCCTTGGCTGGGCGGTTATTGTGCTGCTTATGGCAGGTGCTTACATGACAGGTTACTGAGGAGATTGAGAGTGAATGACAATGAGATTTATCAGAGCCTGAAATCAGGCTTGTCGCCACGATACATCGAAGGCATGGAGAACTTTGATGATTCAGAGGTTGTTCAGTGGCTGGTTTCATACCACGAAGAGGTCAAGTCAGAGCTGCTTGAGGCGCTTCAGGCAATGCTCAATAAAGCATACAAACAGAACTGGAACGAGAACTATCCAGATGAGATTGAGCTTGCGCAGGCAGCCATTGCCAAGGCGCTGGGCCAGTAACAACTGAGGAGGTGAGTATGGAAGATTGGGAATTAGTTGAAGCATCGAGCAAGCGTCGAGAGATGGCATCAGATGCAACCATTCGCGACTACTTCGCAGCGAAGCTTATGCCTGCGGTAATCGGGACTCTTAATGGCGCAGTAGTTGGCGAAGAGTATCCTGGCGATTTTGATAGGTACGCCGAATGCGCATACAAAATGGCAGATGCAATGCTCCGCGCCCGGGGCCAGTAACCACTACAGGAGGTTGAGATGGTCGATAAAAACGAAGTTGAGCGCGATTATTTGGCCGAGTTCATTCGGGAGCTTGCTGAGCAGGAAGGGGTAACGTTTGAAGAAGCTCAGCAACTTGCAATTCAAATTATTCGCCAAAGCGTTAAGTCATTGGGCCAGTAACCACTACAGGAGAGTGAGGATGGAGTTGACGCAGGAAAGGCTAAAGCAGCTTCTGAATTATAAACCTGAAACAGGGGAGTTTTGTTGGGTTGAAGGTAGCAGAAAGAGAGGCCGTCACTTATCTAGGGTCGGGCATAAGATTGGGCGTGGATATCTTCAGGTCATGCTTGATGGCAGGCAGTATCTACTTCATCGCCTGGCGTGGATGTTTGTGTACGGTTCATTTCCTGATGTCCATCTAGACCACATTAATGGAAATCCTACTGATAACCGGATTGAAAACCTTAGGTGCGCCAACTTTACACAAAACAACCAGAACCGCGGGAGACAGTCTTCCAATAAATGTGGTTTCAAAGGTGTTTATTACTGCAAGAAAAAACGGCGCTGGGTATCTCAAATATGCGCAAACAAAAAGAAGCGACACCTTGGCGTATTCAGTTCTGCTGAAGAAGCCTACGAGGCATATTGCGTGGCTTCTAGGGAATTGCATGCTGAATTTTCAAATATTGATTGAGGAACATGTATGTGGATTAAGTGCAATGATGAATATCCAAACATCGGGCAAGAGGTGCTGATAAGGATTCCGGTATGCAACTACTTCAATATCGAAAACGGCAAATATAAAGGTGATGGACAATTCATTGGCGCATGGTTCGATACTCGCGGCAAAGGCAGAGCCTACAAAGTCACCCACTGGATGCCCTTGCCTGAACCACCAACTGAGTGACACCGTAAAGCCGCCTACGCAGACGGCTTTGAGGTGCTACGCACCAACGCTTTAGAGAGCTTCA